GATTTACCAGTTTTAGCTGGATCATTACCTTCATTTTCGATTTGAGCTAATCTAAATACACGTTTTTTATCTTCAACTACTAAATCACGATATTCATCAAATTGATCTTCGCTAAATTGGAATATATTGTCGTAAATAAAGTCTGAAGGTAGTAAGTTAGTATCTTGTATTGATTTAGCTAAGTCTACTTTTTCTTTCCATAATGCAATCTTTTCTTGTTCATAGATTACTGATGGAACTGTTAATTCTAAATTAAAGTTTGATAATGCTTCGCCATCATAACCTTGAATATATAAATGTACTAATGCCATTTTATATAATTCTGATAGTATAATACGTTGGATACGTTCAACTGTGCGAGCAAAACGAATATCTTCAGCAGCTAATGTAGCTTTACCAGTTAAATCTTTTTCAAATCCAAAGTATGCTTTAGGCACCTTAAGGGCAGCTAACATTTCATCACGTAGGAAGTTCACGTCATCAATCGCGTTGTATTCCAAACCTTTGATTGTGTCAATCTTAGTTGCTGTATCATTACCACGAGTCGGAAGATAAAAATCTTCCATCATGTTTTGTAAATTATATCTTAAGTTGTAGTCACCTGTTTGATGATCCATCATAGGTGTTTTCTTCATCTTCTGCATGATCTTCTGCATATATCCATCTACTTCAGCTGGTGGGATATTACCAACATTAATAGTGAATATGCGTTTTTCCGGGGCACGTGTTACACGATGCAACAACATTGCATCTTTCATCAACACATATTGCTTATAAGTTTTACGAGCAGGCTCTATATACGAGCGCCCATAAGGCAAGTAGTTAGCGTCAGTTAATAGTCTAAAATGCGCTATTTCATAGTTTTCAAATTTGATTTTACCATCTCTATCTTTAACACGACTAGACATACCACCGGCTGCGATTACCATTGGATCGATTCTAAAACATACATAAGATGGATTTTGAGGATCTTGTCCTTCTTCACGAACCATATCATAAACTGATAGTGGTGTTACGTTATAGATACCAAATTTTTCAGCCACTTCCATATGTAAATAGAAATCACCATACTTACACATGTTTCTAATCCACATCCATAAATTAAACTCAATGTTTAAAATATCATAGAATAAGTTATAAAGAATACGTTGTATATTTTCATCAGCACTTCTAATTTGTAATACCTCACCCGCTTCATTCTTTAAAGTAGCTTCATCTGATATAATATCTAATGCTGATGCTATAATTGATTCTGTATCCATTGCTTCATAGTCAGTATATAACTGAATACGAAGTGTTTGATAGTTCATAGTTGGGTTGTACGGCATATTAGCTCCGTAGCGGTGCAACTTAGTAAATCTATCTATTAAGGCGTTTGTTTTTACGTTACCGTAAGCTTGTATTTTATCTACATCTATTGTTTTTAATTGATTACCACCAACATTTCTGATGATGACATCTGTACTAAACAAACGTGTTAATCTACCAAACAAACCTGGTTGTTGTTCTGCCATTATTTTGTTTTATTATATCAATAAATATTTATTACCCTAATACCCATGTCATATCTTCAAATTCACCATGTCCATTATCTATCATGTATGGGTTTTGAACTCCACTAGGTAATACAGGTCCTGCATAGTCATAGGTTGTTCTAGTTATATTTGAAACCATTGCTCTATTTATATCCATTCCATGTTCATAGAATTTCATTGCTGTATCACGAGTAAATAATCCCATTCCTAATGCCATTACTAAGTCATCATTGTATCCATTTTGCGCTTGTGCTTTTCCGTGTTGCCAAATAAACACACGCAGCTCTTCTAATAAACGCTTTGAATGGAATGTAAATGCCTTTTCTCGAATATACGACTCCATTTTTGAGATAACAAGAGGTCTTGTTTTAACTGATGTAGTAAAGCCAGGAACTGTTTGTTCCTTATCCATTTTATCTAACCACTTATCCATACTCATATCGCCATATGCACGAGGTGAATAATACATTTTTTCATAACCCTTTTCTATAATTGTATTTACAACATCCCAACCGATGTTTGCGTTTTCGACTACAAGTAAAGCGTTATTATACTCAGTAGCAACAGATACCAACATATTACCAAAAGTACGTGTATCAACTTGCGATTTATATTCAGCCACCTGCTCGCACGTTGTAGCATCGATGACGTGGAACGCTGAATAGTCACTACCGTCTCCGCGAGCGACATCAGCACAAACAATATACTGCTTGCTGTAATCAGGATAAACCCAAATCCAAAAATCACCACCCATAAACCTACGTTCAATAGGGTCTTGTATAAAAGTTTCTTCATAAAAAGATAATAATTCAGGTTCAATAACGGAATTTCCAGATCCTAAAAAGTCACAATCATACTCTTGAGCAAATTCACGAGGCGACATATTTGTACGCTCTCTTTGTTCCCAAGCTTCATCTCTATCAGGGTGTAAATCCCATTTTAATTTAATTGCTTTAAAGTCATTCTTACCAATCTCAGCTTCAGCATACATTTTATGAAACCAGTTACCAACACCATTTGGTGATGATAAGGCAACAATTCCTCCACCTGTAGCGATGGTTGGTTTGATGGATGTATAAATTTTATCAATTCCTTCAATAAACGCAGCCTCATCTACAATCAATAACGAAACGGCGTATGATCTACCTGCATCTGATGCAGCAGATGTAGCAACAATCTGAGAGTTATTGGCTAGTTTTAGCGAAAGTTTATTATCTGATAGTGGTTTTTGGTTACCTTTTAACCAAGATGGTAAGTTATTATACATAAACTGTACCTTATCCACCATCCCTTTAGCGGTTTCTTGTTTTGTTGCAATACACAACACAGTTTTATCTTTATTGAACAACATTGTCCATAAAGAATAACCAGCCACAAGGGTAGAGATACCTAACTGACGAGATTTATTAATAATGCTAAAACGATTAGCTCTAAAATCATTTAAAACGTCTTCCTGAAACGGATACAGGTGAAATAATACTCTACCTTTGATAGGATGGGTGATGTAACAATATTTTCTAAAGAAATGTATAGGGTCGGTAGCACATTTAATGTACTCTGCCTTAATTATTTCCTTAATATTTGATTGAGTCATGTATATAAATATATAAAAGTGAGCTCAACCTTGCGGATGAGCTCGGAGCTATAATACTGAGACTATAGCGGGGCATGTAGTACTACTATTTTGCTAACATTAAGTAAGCTAATCCACCAATCACTACATAGCTTCCTATGCGTTGAAATTTAGATTTAACTTTTAACTTATTGTATTGTAATTCTATTTTTTGATATTGTCCTTCCCATCCAGCAATTTCTTTATCTTTATTAGTTAAGATTAATCTAAACTTATCTTCTTTACTAATATATTTGCTGATAACACTGTCTTTAACAGTTACTTTTGCCTCTAATGTAGTAATTGAGCTATCTTTTAATACAATAATTTGTTTAGCACCATCTAATTCTACTAAATCCTTAGCAGCGCTTACTAATACTGGTTGAGCTACTGGTAATGGATTAGTTACTGTGTCTGTTGGGTAACGTTTGTTAAATGAACTTACTAATTCATGTTCTGAATAAGTATCAACTTTATTTTTTTCAACTTCAATAGTTTCAACAATTTTAATAACTTTTGTTTTTTGATGTGCTAACTTATCAGATAAAACATTATCTACATAATTTAATGAATCAATAACAGCATCATCTTTAATGATTTCTGCTTGTAATGAATCATTTACTTTATGTAAACTATCTACTTGAGCTAAAAATGCTTTATGCTCAACGTTGCTACTACATTTTTCGAATAATACACTAAATATTGCTATAATTGCAACTACAACAATAATTTTTGGTAACCATTTTTTTAACATATGTTTATTTTTTTATTCCTGCATAATATTGTGCTCTACCTATTGCCCATTCGTCTATTGGCTCTTCTGTCTCTACATCTTCAATTTCAATAGGCTCATATTTTTTACCTGTAACTTTTTCCTGGCGTTGTTGTAAGTATTTAGAAGAAGCAACAATATCACCAATACGTTTTTCTAATGATACTTTTAAATCACGTAAACGTACTAATTCGTCTGATGGTCTATCACTAATATCACCAGCAGCACTTTTACCTTTTTTTAATTTTAAAATATTAGATTTTGTAGAAGCCAAACGATTTTCTAAATCAGAAACTTTCATAAAAGCTTCATAATCATCATCTGATATTTTAGAGGCTGATGCGGATGATTTTTCAATACCATCAATTTCTGGTTCTTCTTCTCCAGAAGCTGCTGCTTTAGCAAATGTAGCATCAACTTCAGCATCCGTCATATCACCTTGAATAAAATCAAATTCATCATCAGTGGTAGCTGTAGCAGATGGTTCACTCGCTGGGCGATTTAAACGTGGAGCTGCTTGTCCTCCTGATTGTACAATTGCTCCTGCAGCAACAAGTTCCATGAAATCTGCGTTGATTGGATTTTGCTTATTATATCCTAATTCACCAGCTACATCAATTTTTGACATTGGTTCTTCTGTAGCAGACATTGCAGTAATAATTCTGTTTTTCTTACCAGTAAAATTAGCAGCACTTGTTTCAGGAGCTAATTCATAACGTACAGATACATTAGCTAATTCATCGATTTCTGCTTCTTTAATTTTTTTACTGCCTGCAGTTACACTAGCAACTGTTGGATCTGATTTTAACTTATTAATAGTTTCATCATCTGTAGGGTCAATATCTAAAATTTTATCACCTTTATTTTTATCTTTGTAATCTATTGTAGTTGCCATTGTCGATTCATCTACCACATCTTTAATAGTTTTACGTATGATTTCTTTTAATTCTGATACTTTCATTTTATTTTTATTGTGCATATAAATATTATATATTTTGTAAAATTGTTGCAATACGTTCC